CCTCGGACTGCTCGGCACCGGCCGCGACGTATTCCCGGCCGCTGATGTCGCGAATGTCGGCCCACAGCTGCGTGAACGTGACGTTCGTCCATTCCTCGATCGGCTGCCCGTCGGGCGCCTGGCCGTCGGTGCGACGCTGAATCCAGATTTTCTTGTTCTTCATGCGTCACCCGTAGACCTTGAGGGGCGCCAGCACGCCCTCCAGCTGCTCCAGCGTCGGCGCGCGCATCGGCGGGCAGAACTCCATCTCCAGACGCGCCAGAATGTACTGACGGGCCGGCGCGGGCGTCAGCAGCGGGTCGCTGCCGTAGCCGGCGGTGCACTGGACAGTCACCGCGCGCTTTCGCGACATCGTCGACGGCCAGCTCGTGCCCGGCGCGGGCGCCAAGAACGTGCGGTACCGCTCCTGCACGATGTCGTAGGCGGTGCCGGCCAGCGTGCGCTCGACGCCGGCCTGGTCGATATACACGACCGACTGCACGGCCAGCACGGGATGCGGGAGGCGGATGATCGGCTCGTCGGTGCCGCAGGCACGCGGGAACTCGTCCAGCGTCACCGTCCAGCCCTGCTGCATGAAGCAGTGGCCGACGGCGTGCTCCGTCTCCGCGATCAGGCCCTGCAGCGACAGCGTGAGCTGGCCGTCAAGACCGTCGTCAGCGGTTGCCCGCACTTTCTCGCGCGCGTCGTCCAGCGACACCGCCAGCACGGCCGGCGGCGTTGTGCAGACGGCCCCCACGGTCAGACCGCCTGCGACAGCGCGTAGGCGACGGCCGCCGGATCGGTGTCCAGCACGTCGGCGCGCGTGAGCGCCAGCTCTTCGTCGACTTCGACAACGTCATTCGGGACGCCGAAGTCGCACAGGCACAGCACGCGGGCGCGGACCAGCTGCGGGCCTGCTGCCGGCGTCGGCGCGGGCGTTTCGATCGGCGCCGTTACGGTGTCGTCGCCGGCCGCGACCAGCGTCTCGTCAACGGTGACCGCTGCCTGCGCTTCGTTTTTTGCTTTTGCCATATCGGCTCCATGTGATGGCGGCCAGCCAAAGCCGGCCGCCGGTTACGATCAGGTCGCGGAGTTCTGGAAGTACTTGATCGCGCCGCCGACGTCGACCATGTTCGCGCCCGAGCGGCAGAAGGCCACGAAGCCCACTTGACCGGCCTCCGTGTACTTCGAGTCCGTCATACGGAACAGCGTCACGTCCATCACGTCGCGGATCAGGTACTTGCTGAAGTCGCCGAACAGGACCGATTTGGCGTTCGCACCCGGCGAGGCCATGTGCTGGTTCAACACTACCTCGCGGCCCAGCAGGCGGTCCGGCGCACCGCCAGGGTTGCCCTGCTCGTAACCTGGTACGAAGATCGGGCGCTGGTTGCCGTCCTTCAGCTTGCGCAGCGCCTTCAGGGCGTCGTCGTGCATCATCCAGCGGCCGGCCGCGCGGTAGAACGGATCGATCGAGTGCTCCAGGTCGACCAGGTCGTCATAGCCGACGGTGACGGCGCTGCCGGTGGCGCCCAGCTTGCCGGCGGCGGCCGCAGTCACGATACCGCGTGGCTGCGCAGTGCCGGTGCCGACAGTGTGATGACGGTTCTGGATGCGGCCCAGGCGCAGGCGCAGCAGCTCGGTGATGTAGGCTTCGATATCGAACATCGAGTCCTGCAGCAGCTCGAACGGCAGTGCGATCGATTTCGACGTGTACTTGTAGACGTCCAGCGAAGCTTGGCCGAACCCGGTGTCGGCCGAGCCGCCACCCTGGTTCTGGCCGACGATGGCGCCCTCTTCCGAGGTGGAATCGGCCGTCGGGAACAGCATTTGCGCCCCCGTCGAAGTCTGGATACCGCTGGCGACGCTGCGGACCGGGAACAGCGCCTTCATTGCCTGGATCAGGTTGCGGCTGAACTCGGTAGCAACCGTGTAGCCGCCCTCCGTGCCGGTCGTGGTCGACATGGCGCCGCGGATATCAGGGTTGACCCGGTTTGCCATGGCGGAGCGCTGCTCAGCGGTCAAAGCGCCCAGACCACCGGACAGCATGGCGCGCAGCGCTGCCGATTCGGCGGATTGACCGTTACCCGCGCCAGCGCGCAGCGCTGCGTTCAGTGCGGTGTCGTGCTGGGCGGCTGGGTTGTCGCCGGCCAGCTGCGCCACGCGCTGTTCGCGGGCGATTTCGCCGTCAATGGCTTCGACTTCAGCCAGGAACGTGTCCAGCTGCGCGGCCTCGGCGGCCGGCATGCGCTCGTTGGCCGGGTATTTGTTGTTCAGGTCTTGCGCTTTTTTGGCAGCGGCGGCGCGCTGTTCGCGCAGTTGTGCGAGTTTCGACATGGATTTCCTCTGGTGGTGGTCCGCTCTCGCGGCCGAAATGGACGAAAAAAAACCGCCTCGAGGGCGGCTGCTTTAGTGGCGCGAGAGCGTCAGCTAACTTGGATGCGGGCCAGCATGCTGATACGCTGCTGCTGGCGGGCGCGGTGTTCTTCTGTGGCGATATCTTCGATACCGCCGGCGTTGTCTTCGATCTTCGGCGCCTTGGCGTAGGCGCTCATGTTCCAGGCCGCCTGCGCCTTCTTGCCCTCGGCGATACGATCGACCAGCCCGGCCGCCAGCGCTTCCTCGGCGGAGTACCAGGTCTCGGCATCCATGGCGGCTTTCACGTCGTCGACGGCCATGCCGCTTTTCGCCGCGTACTGGCCCGCCAGCGTGCCGTCGATCTTCGACAGCAGCGACACGGTGGCCGTCAGGTCGTTGGCATTGCCCATCGCCCAGGTCCAGGCGTTGTGGATCATGAAGAAGCCACCCGGGGCAATTTCGACCTCATCGGCCGCGATGGCGATCACGGTGGCCGCGCTGGCGGCGTATCCGTCCACGTGCGCGATGACGCGAGCGCCCGTTTCGCGGATGGCCTGGCAGATCGTCTGCGCGGCGAACACGTCGCCGCCCGGGCTGTTGATCCGCAGGTGCACTTCGCCGCCCTTGATCGCGCGGATCTGCGGCACCAGCGCCTCGGCGGACACACCGCCCCACCACTGCGCCGTTTCCTCGTCGGCGACAATGGAGTCGTAAATGTAGATCGTGGTCTCGGCGCCCTCGGCGACGATCCGCGACTGCGGCAGCCGATCAGGCCGCTTCTTGTTGCTCGCCAGGAGCGTGGTCAGACTGTTTGGCACTCGTGCCTCCGTTCAGTTGTAAATCCGCGTTCGGCGGCATGTTTTCGATCCGCCTGATTTCTTCCGGCGTCATCCAGGGCATTTCACCAGCACGGCCCAGCGCGATGCGATAAGCCTCGTAGCGCGCCCCGACGTCGCCCTTTTCCAAGGCTTCCGTCTTGTGCTCCATGAAGAAGCGCTCGCGCACTGGCCACAGCCGGCGGTTGAATTCCTGCTTGATCTCATTGAGCCGGTCGTTCAGGACGTAGCGGACGAAGTTGCCGCCCTGCTCCGCCATACCAGAGCCCCAAGAGCTGTTCTTCTCCGTATGCCCGACCAGGTGCGGCGGGATGCCGAAGACTCGGCAGATTTCCTCTACCGTGAACAGCCGGGTCGCCAGGATTTCGGCGTCCTTCGAGTTCACACTCAGCTGCGCCGGCTCCAGGCCGCCCGATAGGATCAGTGGGCCGCGCCCGCCGTTCTGTGCGCGGGCGATCAACGAGGCCTTGAGCTGCTCCAGCTGCGCCTTGTCCAGCTTCGCGGCTGTTTTCAGGGCGTAGTCGAAGTTCGTGCCGCCAGCGAAGAACCCACCCGCGTTCTCCTGCGCCGCGATCGCGGTCCCGATTACTTCCTGTGCCGCGAACGTGATAGGGCTCGGGCTCAACAGCGAGTCCTCGCTGTAGCCCTGGCTCTTCAGGTGCACCACGTCTTCAGGTGGAAGCACGTAGGAGGCGCCGCCGCCGGCCGGGAACACGCGGTAGAACACCGCGCCACCCTGACGAAACGGCATCATCCTGCGGGGCTTCCAGCCGGTGACGCGGCTACTGGAAAAACTTGGGCGGAGCAGCTCGGCAAATCCATCGCCATTGAACAGCTGCGCCTCGATGAGCATTTTCCAGGCCGTGGCGGCGCTCATGTCCGGATTTGCCTGCTCGTTGAGCATCCACCAGTACGGGTGCTCGGCAGGCGCGCGCCCTTGACCGGTCGTCCGCTCATAGATGCCTACTGGCAGGCTCGAGATCGCCCCAGTGATCCGGGCGACGCAGCCGTACACCGCCGAGACGCGCATCGCCGTGGTTTCGGTAACAGCAGCGCCGGACGAGGACCGGTGAGCGGCACCCAGCAGGTTTGCCAGCTCGCCCATGCTCATGCTGCCGCTGGAGTTCTCGCCCAGCGCCACTATGCCCGCGCGCTCGGCCGCGCCATCGCGACCGGCCATCCAGGAGCCGAGCACACGCGAATCATGGCGCGCCGCCTCCAGGTTCAGTAGTTTTCCGGTCATCAAAAATCCAATACGTGAATTTCCGGGACGGCGTGCGTCTCGGGGTTCAATGCCATCAGCGTTACGGCGTTCAGCACGGCCAGCAGCGGGTCAATCTTCGCGGTGCCGGACGCCTGCTTCGTAATGATCACGCCGTTGCCGCGTGGCTCGATGCGGGCGTTGCCGACGCACCAGGCCATCAGCGATTGGCCGGGGTGCACCATCACGCCCTCAGCCAGCTTCCGCTCGGCGGTCTTGATCGCGCCAGTCATCTTCCAGCCCTGGCTGATGCCGACGACCTTCTCTTCGGGGATGCCGGCCTCCAGCAGCGCGTCGGCGATGCCGCCCAGGCCCATCGGGTCGCACCCGACCTTGTCCAGCTTGCCGGCCTCCTCGATGGCGGCCACGAACTGCGCGACGCCGTCGACGTCGTCACCGATCCGCGTCACCAGCGTCAGGTCGCCAGTCTTGGCGAAGTCCAGCAGCCGCGGCGCGATGTCCTTGCGCCGCTCCAGCACCGACGGATGCGCCCAGGCGTGCGCCCAGGTGAGCCACTGGCGCGTCGTCTTGCAGCGCCCGACGGCCGCGAAACCCAGCAAGTCGTCCAGGCCGCCGCCGTCGATACCGACGTCAACGATCTCGGACCGGTCGATCAGTTCGTGCAGGTCGAACACCGGCACCGACTGTCGCGCCCAGAAGTCTGCGCCGGCCCAGCGGTCGGAACGCAGGTTCATGCCGATTTCGACGTTGGCATGCTTGGCCATGAAGCCCCGGAACGACTCGGGCCCGGCCTGCTCGGCGATCTTGTACTCGCGCTCGA